ACCAGCCACACCTCGAACCGGCCGAACGGCCGCGGCGGCGCCATCACGCCCCACCCTTACTCTGGCTTGCCACCCTCCGCCGTACGTTGCGCCCATGCACGACCACGGGACCACCACGGGCTACCGGCGCGGATGCCGTTGCGCCGACTGCAAGGCAGCGAACGCCGCGGCTGGCCGCGAGTACCGGACCCGGAAGGGTGCCGCCGTCAACGCCCGGACTCGCGCCCGACGGGCCGCCGACCCCGAGCGCTACCGGGCGGTGGAGCGGGCGTGGCGAGCGGCCAACATCGACGCGGTTCGCGAGCAGCATCGGGCGGAGTACTACCGGCACCACGACGAGCGGAGGTCGTACCTTCGCCAACGGTCCGCGCTTCGTGGCCAGCGGTGGGCGGTGGCCAAGGTCGAGCTCGTCGGCCACCTTGGGGGCGCGTGCGTCGACTGCGGGAACACCGATCCCCGGTGTCTCCAATTCGATCACGTCAACATCGCTGACAAGGTGGACACGGTGCCGAACCTGGTCCGAAGCCGCGGGATCGACTCGCCGCTGGTGTGGGCGGAGGTGGCCAAGTGCGTCCTCCGGTGCGGCAACTGCCACGCCGTAAAGACGTTCGCGGAGGGGGACTACTTGGCGGGGAAAGCGCGCCAGCATGGTCACGCCCCCCTCACCTTGTCGAGCGCCGCCTGGACGTCCTTCACGTAGGTGGGCAGCCACTGGGGCTCCGTGGCCCGGGCCGCGTCGGACAGGAACGGCTGCGCGGCGATGCGCCGGGCCGGCCAGCCAAAATGGATCGGGCCGGCGTAGGGGACGCTCGCCCGGCCCGCCTGGACGCGGGCCCGCCCCGCCGCCCGGGTGCCCCGCACCGACGCGGCCAGACGGCCCGAGCGGCGGGGAGCGGTGGCGGATGCCCGGCCGACCACGATCGCCGCCGCCCGCGCGTTGGCGTCCTTCAGGTCGGCCAGGTCCTCCCCCGCCTTGCGCATCGTGCGGACCAGCGTGGCCAGCCCCTCCACCTTCACGCCCGCCTCGGTGGCCATCAGGTGGCCGCCCCCGCCGTGGCGGTGGTGCCCTTGGTGGCCGAGCCCGTGGCGGCGGCGGCCACGACCGGCGGGGTCCGGGTCAACTCGGTGGTGATCGTCCACTCGAAGTCCGAGCTCAGCCGCACGTTCACGTCGCCGCCCAGGAACTCCGCCGGGAGCTTGAGCCGCAGTGAGCCGGCCACGGTGGGAGCGGCCACGTTCGGCGTGTACGTGAACGGCACCTCCTCCAAGTTGTGGTCCATGAGGTACCAGATGATGGATGCGGCCTCGGGGGTGGCGTCGAAGTCCTGGATGAAGGTGCCGGCCATGGTGTAGCCATCCGCCTTCTCCCCCGCCGCGATCTTGTCGCCGCACAACGTCTCCACCGCGTCGCCGTCATCGGAGTAGGCGGCGGTCAGCCGAACATTCGTCAACTGGCACGAAATATCCATGTCGTCGGGGGCGGTCCCGAGGATGACCGTGCCCTCCTTCAGCCTGGACTCGATGATGGCCACAGTCAGATCCCTTCGGTGAACGTCAAGCGGTAGGCGGGCAGCGGCGGCGCATCGGCCGCCAGGGCGTAGGACTGAAGATCGGCCCGCTCGATCGGCAGCACCTTGGCCACCTCGTCCACGAGCTCGTCTAGGGCCTTGTGGGCGTCCGCGTTGGCGGTGCCGGGCACCAGCGCCCAGAGCTCCCACGTCGCGGAGTAGCCGCATCCCAGATCGAACGTGCGGGCCGGCGGGACGATCAGCACGCATGGGGGGGTCGCGCCCCGGGGGTCGACCGTGGCCCGGATCCCGTTCGCGGTCAGCTTCTCCGCGATCTCCAACGCCCGCGGGTAGGAGCTCATGACACCACCGACCGCTGGTACTCACCAAGCTCCAACAGGCTGCGCACCTCGGGGTCGAGCCGGGGCAGCAGCGACACGCCCAGGTCCGCGAACGCGGCCACGCCCTGGACCGAACCCCGCCGGCCGTAGAGCCGGGCCGCTTCCACGTTGGCGGCCTGCTCCGCCCGGGGCGCCCACTGGCCCTCCGGCACCGCCGGGAAGTCCAGCGGGTTGAGCAGCACGGTGAGGTCCGGGCGGAACGTGGCCACCAGATCGTTCGCAGCGTCCACCGCCATCGCCAGGGCCTCCTCATCGTTGGTCGTGGCAGGGTCGATCCCCAGGTACGTGCGGAGCGTGGCGGTGGTGGCGGGCATCGGTTAGGCGCCCACCGTGCACTCGGCCAGCGCGGCCGGCTCGGTCACGACGGCCAGCCCCCGCGTCTCCGCCAGGAGCAACAGCACGTTGCGGATGAAGTTGTCCGCGTGGGAGTCGGTCAGGTACACCGCCGCGGTGCCCCGGGTGAAGAGCGTCACGCCCACCGAGAAGTCGCCCACCCACGCCGTGCCGGCGGGGACGCCGTTGGACGCGATGGGCCGCAGCCCCCAGAACGGGTCGCCCATGGCTGGCCCCTGTTGGGTCGCATTCATCACCGCGATGTCGAGCGCCGCGTAGTCGGCGGGGTTGAGCACCACCGCGTTGGGTCGGGCGTAGCCGGCCGCCTGGACGGTCCCGATGCCCTCGCGGATCACGCTCAGCAGGGTGTCGTTATCGGCCGCCGAGCCGGTCACCGGGGGGATGGTGGCCGCGACCAGGTTGGCAATGATCGACTCCTCGATCGCCACCACGAGCCCCTGGCGCAGCCGGTTCTCCACCGTGGAACGGATCTGGGGGATGTCCTCCAACGCCTGGCGGGTGATCTCCTTCCAGTGCGCCCACGTGACCAGCGACTGGCTCACCCCGGTGGCGGTCATCACCGCTTCAACCTTCAGCGACCCCTCGGTCGCCACGCTGGCCGCCGCCTGGGGGTTGGGCGCCCATTCCACGTAGGACACCGCGTTGGAGCTGGTGGACACCTTGCCGACCACGTCGAGCAGAGGGCTCGCGTAGGTGTGCGGGGCGGGGTTCCAGTAGTAGGGCGGGAGCCCCTGGTCGGGGAACGTGCCGATGCCGATGGCGGCCCGCTGGTCGAGCTCGAACGGCACGTCCACCCGCTGGCTCGAACCGGAGCCCGGGTAGGACTCGAACGCGGCGGACCGCACGAAGAGCTCGCCCCAGCCGGCGGCGGCCTCCACCGCCTGGCGCATCCCGGCGGGGGTGCGCACGTCGAGCTCCCGCGACGGCGGCGCCTCCTCCGCGGCGGTGGCCATGTTGGCCCGCAGCGACGCGTAGGCCCGCTGGGATTCGGCCTGCTCTGAGTAGGTGCGGAGCTGGGCGTCGATCTCACCGCAGCGGCTGGCCATGGTGGCCAGCGACTGGCGCTCGGTGTCGGTCACGTCGCGCTCGTCACGAGCGGCCCGCTCGGTGATGTCGTTCGCGGCTTGGGTCAGGGAATCCCGCTCGGTGGTGAGCCGGGAGAGGTAGGTCAGCACGGTGGTGCTCCCGTAGTTAGGACGCGGATCGGGTCCTAGACGGGTGCCCCAGGTGCTCCCACCGGGCCGGCGGGCCCACCGTCGTGGGGTGCCTGGCGCTCGGGGTAGCGGGCTGACGCGGGCCGCTAGCTAGGCGTAGTGAACACCGGAACGCGTGTTCGCGTCAACGGCCGTCGAGCTCGGCCAGCGCCGTCCGTAGCGCTATGACCGCATCCCACACCACGTCCGGCCACGCCTCGCGGACCCCGGGGTCCACCGCCGCCCACGTGGCCAACAGACGGCGCACGTCCTCCACCAGCGGGGCCGCGTGGGTCGCGAAGCGGGGGTCGTCGGGCCCGCCGGCCTCGGTGCTCACCGACGCCCTCGGTGCCGGACCGTCTCAGGCGACACCCCGCACAGCCGAGCGGCGGTGCCGATGCCGACCCACGCCACCAGGTGGCGCACGAAGATGCTCGCCTCCTCGTCGGTCCACCCCGCGAAGCACGTCCCGCTCCGCCGCTCGGGGGGCACGGTGCGGGGCCGGCGGGGGCGCCGGGGCGCGGCCTGCTCGATCGCCACCGCCATCGCCTCCGCCACGAGATCAGGCACCATCGGGGGCCCCCTCCTCGCCGCGCAGCCCGCCGGGATAGGAGCCCCAACGGTTGATCGCGGTGCGGCGGGACACATGGAGCACCGCCGCGATCTCCGTCCACGAGAATTCCCGCGACGCCCGCAGCTCCCGGGCGAACGCGTCCTCCGCCTCCCGCTGCGCGGTGCGCAGCCGGGCCAACGCCTCCCCCACCCCCGTGGGATCGTCCAGCCCCCGGTCCACGATGGCGGCCAGCGTGCGCTCCGCCCGGCGCCCGGCGTCCACCGCTGACTCCTGGGGTCGGCCCTCCCGCCGCCGCTCCCGGGCCTCCCGGGCGGCGGTGGCCTGGTCCACCCGGTCCCGGCGCACGAGCGCCACCACCACGTCCGCCATCTGGTGGTGCGTCTCCGCCCCCCGCCAGGCGGACGCCACCTCCCGCCGCACCTCTGCGCTCAGCACCCCGCCAGTATGGCCGATCGGTGCAACCGTTGCACCGATCGTGGCCCGCTGCGGACCAGCCCCGCCGGCCCGGGGGGAGCGGACCCTGGCGGGTGACTGGACGGCCCCCGGCGCCCAAGGCGGCGGGCGGATGCCGCACCCCGGCGGAGGGGCGGGCCGGGGGCCGTCCAGAGCTAGCGGGCCCAGACGGGTGGGATGGGCGTCAGGTCCACGTCGGGGCGGGGCACCCGGAACGGGGCCAGGAGCTCGTCCAGGTCCTGCGCGGAGCGCACCGCCAACAGCCCGGCCCCCTCGTACGCGGGGAGCCCCACCGCGGACACCTCCACCAACCGGGCCTCCCGCACCTCCCGCACGCCATCGTCGGCCAGCGGCGCCGCCACCGGTTGGAACCCCACCGAGAAGCGCTGGACGTAGCCGTGGCGGAAGTCCTCCAACAGCTCGTCACCCAAGGGGCCGCCGAGCACCGAGAACGTGCCGACCAGCCCCGCCGCCTCCTCGGTGAACCCCACCGACGTGCCCAGTTGGCGGGCGTGGTCGTGGCCCCGGAACAGCGGCACCTTGTCGCCCCGGTGCTGGATCGAACGGGCGAACGCGCCCCGGGCGATGCGCTCGCCGCCGGGGTCGGGCACCAGGTAGGTCACTTCGTCGTAGGGGGCCACCACCCCCACCACCTCGCGGCGCTCCACATCGACGTCGCGTAGCGCCATCAGGAGCTCGTGCACGGGGCCTCCCATCACATCACCGCCGCCTCGGGCGGCGCGCCGAGCGGGGGCCGGTCCTCTAGCGCCCGCACCTCATCCGCGGTCATCCACCCCGCCCGCAGCGCCGACTCGTACGCGTTGTAGCGGGTGGTGGTGTCGCCCCGTAGCAGCGCCTCGGTGCGGATCTTCACCGCCGTGCCCCGGGGGAACTGGGCGTCGAGCGTGGATTCAATCCGCCGCTCCCACGGCAACAGCGTGAAGGTCTGCAGCTCGATCATGCGGGACTCCACGTTGGCGTAGGTGCTCGAATCGCCGGGGACGCCGAGCATGTAGGCGGGGAGCCCGAACGCCAACGCCACGTCCCGCAGCGACCACTCCCGCGCCGCCGACAACTGACTGTCGACGGGCGAGATCTGGATCGGGTGAAAAGCGGTGGTGGCGTTCAGGACCGCGATGCCCCGGCGGGGCCCGCCGTGCTGCGCCATCCACCGGGCCTTGAGCGCGTCGGCCGCCTCTTGGGTCATGTTCGGCGCGGTGCTCTGCAGATAGCCGGCGGGCACGCCCGAGGCGAACACCCCCGCCGCGTACTGGCGCACCGCGCACGCCAACCCCAGCTCCGGCCCGTGGCGGGTGAGCACCCCCGTGCCGTGCCCGTTCCAGTAGGGGCCCTGGCCCCGGAGGTGGATGATCGACCCCGCCGGTAGCTTCTCCCCGCCGGCCGTGTAGGCGCCGCCCTCGATCGTCACCAGGTTGGGGTGGAGCTGCCAGAGGGGAGGCTTGGGCGCTCCCGTCGTGGCGTCCCGCACCGGCACGTAGAGGTAGCCATCGCCCCACAGCACGGCCGCCGCGATCCACTGGGCCCAGAACTCCACCGCGGACAGCCGC